GGGGATAGTGCTTCCGCGCCTGCTGTTACGCCTGCTGCTGTGTCTGAATAACGAACACGTAGCGTGTGGATTTGACCTACTGGACCTGTCATTGGCTGAACACCAATGATTTCGTTTGCAATAACTGTTGGCATAACGCGGCGGATAACTGGTAGGATCACTTTGTTTAGTGTCGCAATGTTACCTGACTGTGTTGCGCCTGCTGTTGCTGACTCGTTAAGAGCAACTTTTGTATTTTCTAGAACTGATGACATTACGTCACGCTTTGTTCCTTCTAGACCTTCTAGAAGTGCTTCACGTGTTGTGTCCCAGTTGTTACCTTCAAAAAGATTATCCATCTCTTTATCTCCTGTAATAAGTGTTTATAGTCCTGCTAATTTCTTTAGCACAACAATATTAGCATCGTCACTTGATGGCGCTTGTGTATCAACAGATACTCCACGGTCACCAGTATGTTCTGTAACTTTGCTTTCAGTTAGGGTTGTTTTTGTTTCTGCTTGCGCAGTAACATTTTCATTTAAAACTGCTGGTAGATACTTCTTAAAAGCAGCCTTTAGTTTTGAAGTTTTTACTGATTCTAATAAGTCAGACATTACTCTGCGTTTCTCGCCTGCTAATGGTGCTAATAGAGAATCCATCTCAGTCTTACGAGACATACGATCTTCCATTACACGCTGCTTGCGTGATGCTTCAGTAATAGCTGCTTCTTTATCAGCAATCATTTCTTCTAGTTCTGCAACTTTTTGCGCAGATTCGTTTAGTTTACCGTTCATTTTTGCTACTTCAGTGCCCTCATTCAATTGTGATGACATGAATTCGCCAGCAAATGCTTCAAACAACTTACGACCAAATTCGTTTTCTTTGGCTGCAGTAATGTCTTCTTTAAGTGCTGTTAGTTCTGAACGTAGAGCATTAGAAATTGTATTTTCTACTAACTCTGCTGAACGTTTAACAAATGACTCTTTTGTTTTCAAAAGTAGTTCTTTGCCTTCTGCTACCATGCGTACTTTAGTTTCTACTAATTCACGCTTGTCATTGTGGAACTCTGCTAATTCACGTGCAAGTTGTTTTGTAACAAACTCTTTAGTTTTATCTAAATTTTCTGCTACTTTTGTACGATCATCACGTAGTTCTTTGACTTCGGTTGCAAGTTGAGAAGTAATGAATTTTTCAAGGATTTTAGCGTGTTCAGAAATTGCTTTCTTATACTTAACTCGTTCTGCGATTAGAGTTTCGCGATCTTCTTTAAATTCTTCCATTTCAGCACGGATTGCTGTTTCCAACATATTATCCATTGCTTCAACGATAACACCTTTATCGTGTTCGAATTTCTGTGCGAATTCTTCACGCAACTCGGCTGTAATTTCCTCTCTTGCTTCATTTAGTTTTGCTTCCATAGCCTCAGTAATAGCGGCACCAGCCTCTTCGGATAGTACGCCGGACTCTAGAAGGTTAGCAAGGATTTCGTTTGCCATTGTTGCTTCTCCTGTTAAAGTTTCAATTCACGAATGAATTTAACAATTTGTTCTGATAAGTGCTGTTGCGCAGCCTTATCACTGTGTGCATGTTGTGCGAGTTTCCAAGCTTGGTAACCGCCTTTCATGTTCATCAATCCCTCGTAGATCGCCTTCGGGTACGCCTCAGGTGCACTCGGTTGCGCTACGATATCTACTGTGACAATTTCGAAGTTTTTCACATTTCCACTGTTATCAACTTCACCAGAACCTCTTGATGAGACACCCAAAGTAGCGCCTGATTCGATTAATGTTCTAATGATGTTACCCATGGGTGTAGGAACAATTTTCAATTTGCCATAGCCGTTGGGACCATCCATCCACATATTCTCAATCATATGAGATACACGGTCAACATTTACTGTTAACTCTGGTGGGTGGTCACATTCTCCAAGAACTGGAAAGCCTTCAGAAATTTTCTTCTGGACACTTTCCACTGCTCTTGAGATTTCAGAAACTGGATAAACACGTTGGTTAGCATTTTTAACGCCGCCTTGGACGAAAATGCCTTCCATGAACATACTCTTTTCACCATTGTCATTCTCAACGATGCGTGATTGTACACCCGCTTGATTATGAGATAGCGTTTCAATAAGTATTGTCATTGTATTTCTCCTGATCTCTGTGGATTACTTTGCAGGTTTCATTGCCGGTGCAGATTTATTACCTGACACGTTAACGTTGCCTGTATTCATATCTTTTGCTGCTTCACCTGTGCCGCCTGATGTGTTACCATCATTGGTTTTTACTGGTGCTGCATTTGAATCATCGCCTGGACGCTTTGCGTTTGCATTGACTGTTGATGCTACACTGTCGCCATCATCACCTTCTGATGCTGATACTGGTGTGACATATTCGTTCAACTCTTCATCGTCTACTGACTCTTCTAAGTCTTCATCGTCTGATTCTTCTAGTTCTAATTCGAATGATTCATCCATGTCTTCATCTGAATCATCTTCCATGTCCATATCCATGTCCATGTCATCTTCTTCATCTGAGTCATCGCCTGCCATAATTTTTTCAAATTCTGCTTCAAGGTCTGCTAATGCACCCTCTAGATCATCAACACGTGATTCAACATCGTCATCTGAGCCTGCATCATCATCACCCATTTCTAGATCATCTAATGCTTCGTCGTCATCCATTTCATCTTCGTCATAAAATTCTTCAGATTCAATTTCTTCTGCATCTGATTCAATTTCCGAAGTTACATCGTCATCTTCTTCAAACGATTCGTCTAGTTCTTCTTCAGACTCGTCTAGGTCCTCAAGGTCTTCTTCTACAACTTCATCACTTTCGTTCAAAAGTTCCTCGTGGATTTGACGAGCATTTTCTACGATAAAATCATGTAGTAGCTCTTCTGCTGCTGCACGTTCTTCGTTGATAAGAAGTTCTAGGACTTGTTCTAGTTTGCTTCTTGACATATTAAGTCTCCTTATCTTAAATTAAGCCACGCCAAAATAATAGTGGCAAGGTTGTAGAAACACTCCTGTTTCAAAAGTATTTATAACTAAATTTTTTTTTGTTAGGTAAATAGCAAAAAAACGGCTATTTTTAGCCGTTTTTTTGTCGTAGAGATATTTAGTTCACTTCATATAGTTTTAACATACAATATAATTAAATTTTATAGTTCTGGCGTTTCACTGTCAGAAGATCCACCATATTGTGTTTTTATCTGCATAGACTTATGTAATTTCTCATAATTACGATGATCCCGTATCTTTCTAAGTTTAGAAAGTTGTCTTAAAGTCAGCCTAATAGTTCGGGTGTCGCTTAATTTAGCAACAATCGACTTATCTTCTTCTGGTGAATAATTTTCTGTTAGTTCAATATATCTCATAATACTATTTATGCTTCTGTGTCGGTTTCTGCATTTTCTGAGCCATCTATAACCGAACCATCCTCAGTAGTATCATCCAGATCATCAATGTCATCAAAATCATTTTGATTAAAGTCATCTTCCGTCGGAACTGAACCTATATCTTTCATACCAAACCCTGCGTCACCCTTGTCTAAATCATTTTCTTCACGCCACATACGCTCATTTTCTAAGATTTCATCTTTGGATAATCCTAAGAAACGTTCAAGTGCAAATCTCTTACTAATGTAATCAGCACCTTCAATACTAGAAAACACATTCATTGCAACCTGATCAACTTCTGCCTGACGGAATTTGCCAAAGTTTTGAGGATCATTGAATTTTATATTGAATAACGAACTATCAACTTGAACACCACGATGTTTTAAAAACATTTTAAATTCATTATCAAATTCTTCTATAATTAATGCTTGAATTCGTTCACAAAACTTTGTAAATCTAAATTCTTCAATCATTGCAGTGCCTACACGACCATCATTGTAAATACCACTATCTGCACCTTGTCCCATGTATGATGTCGGAACACGCAATCCACGCATCAACTTGTCATTAAAATATTTCAGATCGTCGATCTGTCCTAAGTTCTCTCCACCAGGAAGAGTTTCAACTTTAGACCCACGACCTTCAGCAGTTTGTGCAAAGAAATAATCTTCCATAATCGATAACGGATTATATGCACTATCAGTTATATTTTGACCACCGCCTGTCTTAGATGGAATACGTCTTTGATGTATATCACCTTTAATACGTTCAAGATGTGCACGGGCTTTATGTGTTGGCATTGAGCCAACATCGATGTAGAAAACACGGCGTTCGGGCGCACGTTGCACACGATAGATTAATATAGCATCTTCAAGTAATTCTTTTTGTTTGTATACTTTAAAAATTGGCTCCAATATTGAATTACCAAACGGCCAAAACCCATCAACACCCTCACTTAGTGAAATATGAATAACATGATTTGCATCAACAGGAGTAGATTTTTGCTCATTAGCATATCGTGCACCAGCACCACCACTATAACCCTGCATAGTATTGCCATTCAAAGATGGTGCACCCATTGAACCTACACCATGATTTGTTAATTTACTTTGATCCGCCGTAACATTCATACTTTCGATATTAATATCCATATCTTTAATATAGTATGCTTCTACCTTCTTGCCTTTGCCTTCATTAACAATTACTTTATCAACTTTTGCAGGATCAACCCAAAACAATTTATATGTTTCTGGATCACGTACAAACATTTGATCTCCGTATTTTATTGCGTTTCTAAAAATACGAAATATTCTTTTATTCATATTATTCAAACTTACCCATTGTCTAAGTGTACGTTCAATTACATCACTTTCACTTTCAGTGGGATCGTCGTTGAAATTTATGGCGAATGGGATATTACTTTGCTCATTCTTTAGTGTTGAAAATTCTGCAATAATATCAAGTGCAGCATTAACTTCACTATCTAAGTCCATTTGATCATACTGTCCATATCTCTGAACACGATTTGGCTGACCTTGATAAACTTCTGGCAACCAACTACTATATCGTTTATTGGAAGCATCACCGCCATTGTCCGTATTAGATGATGTGTCACGTTGTGGTAGACCATCATATGTTTTAAAATATTTTTTCCAAGTTGCCATTTTTGCTTCCTATAATTTTTTATTATAACATAGTATTTAACATATGTCAATAGTATTAGTTAATTTAATGCTTTAACAAGTCCTCGTAGTTCTGTAACCAATCTACTAATATCATTGTTGTACACTTTTTCTTCTGAAGTTAGATCACGCTTAGAAGGCGAAGTGAGTGGGTTTATGTTTTCTGTAGATTTTTTCGAGTCTTCTAATGCTTTAAGTAACTTCTTAAAAATTTCTAAATCACCATCATTTTTAATTTGCTTTAAGGTTTCGATTGTTTCTGCACGATTACTTTCTAATGACCCTGAGTTTTTTAATAGTTTTTCTATGCTGCTTTGCCTGCTAAAGTCAAATTTTGCAATAGTGGTAGAAAATTTATCCTGTATCTGCTGAGTGTTGTCTTTTCTTATCCCAGATAGTACTTCTTCTGCATTGCTATGATCTGTGCTCATCATCGTCGATGATACTGTTGCAGACCCAATCGTCGATAATTCTCCATTTCGAATCTGGAATTCCAGAATTTTGTCAATTTTTTTATTAAATGCATACTTTGCATCAGATTCGTCGTTCATTTCATCTGATGAATCTTGGGCATCTCTGTTCGTTTTTTCTGCGTTGGCAGCACCTACGACATCCAGCGCCGCCACCGCATCTGTTCGATCAGGCGGCGAGACTGTAACAGGTGCAGGTGCTACTTTATTATTTTCTAAGGCTACTTTTAAACCACTTGTCAACGCTTCTGTTAATGTAGCAAGATCATTCGCCGTTAACTTATCAGATTTATTTTCTATTTCTGTTCTTGCGCTTGCGTTTCTTGCTTCTAATTCACTAATTTTCAGTTCTGCCGCTCTGATAGACGATTTTTCTTTTGCCTTGGGCCCCCCCTCATCTGTGCCGTTGTTAATTGCTTCTATATCGTTTTTTAAAGATTCAATTTTAGCATCATTATATTCTATATTTTGAACTCTATCTAATAATGTTGCTTGTAATTTTGCACTTTTCTCCGCCCGCTGTTGTGCTTTTTTATCTGCATTTTCTTGTCTTTGTCTCTCATCTTCCGGATTTACAGGCAAAGATGTGGCTTTGCCACTTATAAAGTCATTGTAACCACGAATTGTGGCTTCTAATTTTGCTATATTTTTTCTCTGTTCTTCTGCCTGTTCTTCTGCTGTTGAAAAAGAAAATAACTTATTTAATATGCCGCCAGTGTTCTGCCCGCTTTCGTTTTTTTCCAACAATAATTTTGCGTTTTCTAGTTTTTTAATGCTTTCACTTCTTAGTGATTTAGCCTCTTTAATATTTTCGTTGTCTTCTATATTGGCGCCCATTGCTTCTGCAAGATTCCTCAATGCTTCTGTATTCGCATTCAAAGGTAACTCAGTGCCTACGAATTTGTTAGCAACACTTAACAACCCAACCCCTACTTTTCCCATTATAGATTCAACGCCAGTAGTTACATCCATAAGGGCACCACCATAATCCTGTGCAAGACCTGTGCCCATTTTTCTCAATTCATTCGTTTTATTCAATAGTACCGCATTTAATTCACCCAAATTTTCTGCAATATCAGCAGATTCAATCAATACGTTCTGAACTGATTCTCCTGCAATTACTTGCTGTCTGAAAATTTCTTTAGCAGTAATCGCGGTATTATCTTCTGCGGTCAGTCCGATCTCTCCTGCGTTTGCTTTATTGATATTTTCCTGAAGTTCCGCCGCTTGAGCAATAAGTAACTGTGAATTTCCACTGTTTGTAAGTACTAGTGCTTTATTATCTTTTCCAAATTCAATCAATCCCTGTAATTGTGGTCCAAGTTGTGAATACATCTCCATTGCAGCATCTGTTCCTTGCGTTCTTCCAACATCAGCCAGTTTTGTTATGATGGGTATTAACTGTTGTCCTATAACATCACCCTGTAACATTTGTCCAATCTCTGTCATTAAGAACTCTTGTGTGCTACCGGCTGCAAGTGCGGTCCCAATGCCTTGTCCTAACATTGTTTGATCACCTCCAAATTTACCAACCATAGCAGTAACTGTTTCTCTGCGGTCAGGCTCTAGTAATGCCAGCATTGATGCAAATTTATCTTGCTTTAATGTGTCTTTAATCATATTGGCGGCATCTTGAAGATTTATATTCATTGTATTCGATGTGGATACAACATTTTTCATAAAGTCATCCATACCACTACGCATTTGTGTATCAGATAATTGATCTAATTGACCTATTGTTCTAAGAGATTCCATATAAGTACCTGCAATTTCAGCAACTTCCCTGAATTCCATGCCGTACCTTTGCATCATATTGCCACCATCTTTGCCGCTTTGTGCGAGTTGATTCGAAAATAGCATTGATGCCTCTACTCCTCGTACACCAACTGCTTGGGCAAATTGTTGTGTAAACTGTTGTGCCTCACCAAATGTGAAATTAGCACCAGAAATAGTTTTAGAAAGATTTATTAGCCCTGCAGACGCCGTGTCCATTCCTGCCATCAAACCGGATTGTCTTATTTCTTGTGCCATGTCGAATCTCTGATCCGCACCTTCTCGGACCATTGCGTTCATTGCCTTAGAACCGCTATATGCCGCACTCAATATTCCAACAACATTTACTATAGAATCTTTAGCTTCTTTAAAGTTTTGAGACACAGTATCAAATGATGCTGCCATCCTAGCCTCAGCTTCAGATTTGCCACCACCATCTTTGCTCATTTTTTGTTTAACATTTCTCTCGAATGCTTTGTCACGTTTTAATTGTTCAGTTTGTTCTCTTGCAATTTTGTTTCCTGATATTAACAAGTCTTTCATTGAACTAAAGATGGACATCGTCTTCATTTCGCTTGTTTTTTCATTTGCCGTATTTTGTTCAATTGCGTTAGTAATCTTTTCGTTAGAGCCAAGTAATTCTTTTAATGTACTTTCAGCAGATTTATCACCAGTAGATATTTTACCTAGTGCCGCAACGATTTGTTGATTTGATGAATCAGTTCCACCAAATCCACTGCGCAGTGCATCTAAAATTTGTTGCTGCGTTATTTCATTGCTCCATTCTGGAACACCTGGTCCTAACCCAGCAATATAGATATCATTTTCTGCCATTACTATTTCTCACTTTTTTAGTTATATTAGTATATAATTAAATGATTAAATACTATTATAATAAATACATTTATCAAGTGTATTTATCATCAGAAAAGGAAATAGAATGACTTCTGAAAATCCGTTACAAAAATATTTTAGACAACCCAAGATATACGTTAAACTGCCAACTGGTGGCAAATTTAATCCAGAATTAGAAACTACGATTTTAGATGAGATTGCAGTATGTTCAATGTCTGCAATTGATGAAATAACACTAAAAAATCCAGACGCATTATTAAATGGCGAAGCTATGAATAGTGTAATAAAAAGTTGTGTTCCTGCAATCAAAAATCCTATGAAACTATGTAATATTGATATCGAAGCATTATTTTTAGCAATTCAATATGCAACATATCATGATAATATCACACATCAACATAAATGTTTAAATTGTAGTGAAATTACTGAATACAAAATAAATGTAGAAGACATGTTGAGTCGTTTTCCAGAAATAGATTATATAGATCCTATATTATATGAGGATATTAACATACATGTTAGGCCTCCAACGTTGGAAAATATCTCTCGTATGGCACTAATTGAATTAGAACAACAGAGAATTATTAGAAATTTTCAAGAAACAGACAGGGATTTCAAACAAGAAGAAAATAGTGATTTACTAGTTGCACAACGTTTTTATAATAGTTTTAAAAAAATTGCAACATTCAATGTTGATATGTTGGCAAATACAATCGGCAAGATCGAAACTCCAGAAGGAGAGATAACAAATCAAAGTATTATTAATGATTTTTTACAGAATGTTCCTGCATCCGTTGTTACTAAACTAAACAAGGCGGTAGAAACACTTATCAAAAAACCAGAGGATGTGAATAAAATGAATTTTACATGCGAATCCTGTGGACAAAAAGACATAGTTTATATGGAGATGAATCCTGTAAATTTTTCAGAAGCTGGCTCGTAACTGCCAGCCCTGCAGAAGTAGAAACAAAATCACAAAATTATCACAAAGAACTTGATATGTTTCATAAGGGCATGTTAAAATTGTCCTGGTATATGAGAGGCGGAGTAAGCATTTCTGAAATACATGACATGCCAGCAGAACATATAGGTCATCTTAATTCAATAATTGATGACAACTTCGAAATGAGTAAAAAAGCAGGTACGCCAATTTTATAAAAAATAACACTTGCTTTTGATTCAATAATGTAGTATACTGATTCGTATAATACTAATAATAAAACTAATATATAAATATTCATCTAATAAAAAACTAATAATGGCAAAAATCACATGGCTAATACAATGCGTAACATAGTGGAACTGTTGATTGGGTTGCCAATCCGGGATTGCATCTGCCAGCCTTAAAGCTGTTGCCGTTAGACTAGTGGGGATGAATTCCCACATTCTTCTCGTTAACCACACATAAGAGTATTCGTAGTATATAACATTCTTGACTCTAAAGGCCAAGGATGACCAGTATTATGTGCACTATGCACAAACCGATGATGGGCTGCTATAGCACTATCGACTTCATAATTCAATTTTTAATGTGTATAAATTATGAGGTGCCGTTGATCCGAAAGGAGCAATATCGACTGAAGGGGGAATCGTCAACCGACCCCGCTGTATCTGGCAGCTAGTTCGAACACATTAGGTACAAACTAAGGACAGGATTATTCTGTTTAATGGTTTTTGCAATTGTCCTGGAAGCAGGGCAATTGTGGGCACTTCACAGGACAGAATATATAATATTATTATAAATTATATTAATAAAAATAAATACTGAATTATTTGAATGAGTGTAACGAATGAAAATAATGAAAGTATTAGGTCTTTAGACCTATTAATGAATACCAAAACATTATATTACGATTATGTATATTAATATTATATAGAAATGGATAGATATGGCAAGTAAAAGTAAGACAAAGGGAAGTAGTTATGAACGTGATGTAGCTAAATTTCTAAGTGAGAAATATGGTGATAGTTTTGTACGTGTTCCAAATAGCGGCGCTTACATTGGTGGTAGTAATTTTCATCGTGCACAGCATCTTAGTGAAGGCCAAGTGCGTAGTTTTAAGGGAGATATTATACCACCCGATGATTGGAAGTATTTCAATTGTGAGTGTAAAAATTATGCAGATTTTACATTTCATCATTTTTTCATGGATAAACATATACCGATCTTAGATGATTGGATAGAACAATGCCTTGACGTTGCCGAAGATAACGATGTAAATATTATGTTTATAAAAATCACACGCAAAGGACAATTTGTGTGTTATCCTGAATGTATGTTTCATGCAGGATTTACAACAACCAATTATACTATCTACGAAAGTGCAAAGCACGGTAAATGGATTTTTTCTGGTTGGGATTCATTTTGGATGAAGAATACAAACAAGATTAAAGATGCATGTGTCAATGGATTTGAAAGTAATTCGTTTTATTAATATGTCAAAAAAACTCCGTAAATATACAAACTTGTCATAGTTATTAGCATACTAACTGTTAGTGAGGGCCAAAAGGCATATATTGATACTAAAAATGCGAATAACGGAAAAAATACCAAACTAATTATAATGAATGCTATTGCTTGTTTTGATAATTCTACAAATACTGCCGTATCAACCCCACTATAGTACATGAAAATTAAACTAATAACTGTTGTTAGAGGTAATCCCAAAATCAAAGCGCCCAACGTAGGATTTCCACGCTGGGCCAATGTAACTACGCTGGCGATAATTATCCCACCAACAATTGATTTGAGTATAAATTCCATTAGTCTTCTTTTGGAATTTTTCTTTTTGGTGGCTTTCGAAACTTGTATTTCATATCCGCTGCATCAGTTCCTAATCCCTCAGGAATAGATTCTATTTTTCCACCCCTTTTCAAAAATTCTTGTACTGCCAGTTCTGCATCATTGCGTTCTTTTGTTGACTTTTCTGTAGGTTGGCGTGTAATACTCATAAGTTTATCCTCTATTAGTGGTTATCATATATTTATCGTTGTATATTATAAATTGTTCACTAAAATACAAAACCCACCTATTAGGTGGGTTTTGGTCCCATAATGGGACTAACATAAAAAGAAATTGTAATGAGAGTGGGTGAGGGTAACAATTAATCTCTTTATGATATGACTTTATTATAACATACTACTGTATGTATGTCAAGTATTTTTACAAATTATTTTTCTTTTCTTGGATTTCTGCTCGTCGGGTCTTGGTTAGTTTACCAATTTCTCCAAGTGCTTTTCTTGCACGTGCAGCGGCGGCTTTAACACCCTTTTCTTCAAATGATGTATGCTCTTTTGTATATACTTCGATTTGTTCTAAAATTTGTTCATGTAATGTCATAATTTTTCTCCTAAATGACTGTATCTAATTCAACACCGGGTTCTAGTGTTTCTGTTTCTTGTGAAAATGTAGTGAACCCGTTTTCCTTTACTACATTCAATACATCACTTACACGTCCTACTAGTTCATCACGGTGTGATACTAAGAACAATGATCGTCCACTTTCTCTAACCATCTTTTTAAGAACTGCAAGTGATGCTTCAACACCATTGGTGTCCATTCCACTGTCAATAAGTTCATCAATGAATAATACATTGATTGTGCTATACAGTGATTCGAAAATATCACGGAATGCCCATGATAAACCTAGAATAAGTCTATTACGTTCTCCTCTTGATAAATTATCAAAATCCAAATCTCTACCTAATTCAGTAATCTCTACAGTGAGATCACTTTGAAACCGCACTTCATGTGGAAGTCCTAATTTATCCAAATAAGTTTGTAGTCTTGTATTTAGAAAACTTAGGTTTTGATCGATAATCTTCTTTCTAATAAAACTGTCTTTGTTTGTTAATAACTTCATAAGAAATTCTTGATGTTCACGATATGAAATCAATGTGTTCATATTTGTATAGTCCAACTCTTCAAGTGCACTATCTCTCATTTCATTAATTTGATCTTCATATGGATCTTCTGCTAGTTTTTTTTGTTCAATTTGTTCTTCTAGCAATCTAACTGAATTTTGATGTTCATATGCATCATTTACTGTTTTATAAAATACTGATGGCTTACTACCTATTTCGCCAATTTCTGTGACAATAGTTTCATGTTCTATCAACTGTTTATTATTTGTAAGTAGTTGCATAGTTGCTTCTTGCTTTTGTTCTTCTTTAGAAGCAAGAATGCTTTCTTGTTTATCGTCGTGCATTTCCTGACCACAAGCATAACAAGTATGTTCTTTCAACAATTTGATTTCGTTTTCAAGTTTAGAAATAACTTTTTCTTGTTTCTTATCGTCAGATTCAATACTATTAATCCAACGTACTGCTTCATCTAAACGAGTTTTCTTTTCATGGTACTCTAATATAAGAGTATGATTTGTAATCTCTTCATCTATATCTATATGAGATAAAGAATCCAATCCACTT